TAGATTTAAAATTATGTAACTTTGCAGCCGAAAAGGCTTCCCTGCTGGGGGCATGCCCCCAGCAGGGAGTGGGAATGAAAGTTAAGAACAAGCCTTGACACAGTTTAATTTACACCCCCGGAGAAAGCCGTAATTTTGCCTCATAAACTTTTAAATGATTGGCTTATGAAAGAAGACATAAGATATATAAAGATATTATTGAACATCATCATTGTTCTACTGGCTTTTGTACTAATTGGCATAACGCTAGGAAATATATTAACGTGATTATAGCCGTGACAACAGAAGACCATTTGACAACTCTAGATTTCCAAACATTATCAGGGTTATACTTAGATTCTCTCCAGAACTTTTCTATCTGAGATTCACCAGACTCAGATAGTTCTATTCTATGGGAGTACTTTGTTGTATAACCCAATTCTTCTACTACGTGAATTGGACTCAGCCATTTTTGATTGCAGCATTCTTTGTCCGCTTCCTCTAAATCAGCAGAGCCTAGATTTGCTTTCTCATTTAATATAGAAAGAATCTTCTCTTCCTTCTTTGTCCGCTCTTTCTTATATTTCAGCAGCACATACAGTTTCTGTTCGTTAGTTATCTTTGCCATTATAAACCGAGTTTCTTTTTCAGAAAGCTACCAACAAAGGCAGCAGCCATAGCAGACACAGCAAAGTCACCAAATATAAATCCTTTGTTAGGCTCTACGAACTGAGATTCAATGGCAACCAATACTATCATACAGACAACAAAGGTAATCGAAATGGCAACATATCTAAATACCATCTTAGCTACCTTCTTGCTATCATCCTTAACACTTGAAGGTTCACCTTCTTTTCGGTTAACCCTCAATGAGCAATACATAAAATAAATTGCAGCAATCGCTATGAATGCCACAAACACGTAAATAATTTCTTTTGGCATAATTTTATTTTTATAGTTGGGAAAATATTTTTTCCTAGTTGGAAAAGTTAATAACATATCTTGCAAGGAGTTCTACACATATCCTCAGCTTCTTCCTCACTTACCTCTTCTATTTCACCTGAGCAGCGAGAAAGACCACGGCAATCAGGGTCGCTATGATACTTGGTAGAAGTTTCTCCAGTACAAATATATACTGATTCTGATTCATCTTTGTGACTATAATAAATTTGCTTGTTTTCGTCACAAATAGAACATGAAACCTTACCTTTATCTATAGCTTCTTCTAATCTTATAGATTCAACCTTACCACTTCCAACCGTAAGCCCTGCACAATCAGAATAATAATGGTAATATTTAGGATTTGAAGAGATATAAAAAACCAAATCATCTAAATCTCTAGACCTAACGTCCCTCTCCATTCCCTTGTATATGGCTATCTCATTTCTAAGGGTATCAACTTCCTTTTCTAATGTATTGACTCTTTTTCTCAAATATTCGTCTCCACAAGAACAAAGAGTAAAAAGAACAATAAAAAGATACGCACAATACTTCATACCTACCACATTTTAATTATCCTACATTTGCTTGTCTCATACTACCACCCAATATAGATAGTAGCTGGTCATAGCGTTTCTCCAATTCCTCGTACTTTGCCTTCCAGACAGAATCATCCTGATGAGACTCTTCTATCTTAGGTTCTTCATGATGAGGAGTCTCAGCAACCATATAAGAAGAATCATCTGCATCTTGGTTACTATACATAGTACCTATCCCACGCATCAACCATTCAGCAGACACGTCAGGAAAGGCAGTCAATATCTTCTCTACGATATTGGCAGCTAAAGTTCTATCACCTCTTAACTGAGGATTTAAAGTAGCTTGCGCCACATTAATCTGTTTAGAGAGAGCATTAACGGAAATAGATTTATCCTCCAAAATCAACTTAACTCTCTGATAAATAGTCGCTTCCATACATTTTACATTTATAAATGTTAACTAATTAATCTTAAAGGGTTAATCTTTTTCGAGAAAATGTTTGGTAGTTTACTCGGAAAAGAGTACCTTTGCAACCGTAAACAAGTAAGTTGCTTAATTATTAGAAGCAAAAGTACAATAAAAAATTAAGATATGCAAGCAAAAAAGATAAAAATTATCAAAGTTTCGCCCGAAGGACGAAAAAAACTTGCTGAGCGGTATGGTTGCAGAAAGCAAACAATCTACAACGCTCTAGGTTTTAGAAGCTGTAGCAGGCAAGCCGAAAGCATCAGGCAGGATGCCTTGAATGAGTTCGGAGGTATAGAAGGCGATAAGGTAGTGTTCTATTAGGAAGGAGGCTAATATGAGTGAGTATCAGTCGGAAGAAGAGTTCTTGAAAGACTTTTGGGGTAGCTTTAAAAAGCAAAAGAAAGTATTCAAAACTTATCTTATTAAAGACAACGCTACAAACCTATATAAAATAGGTAAAGCAACAGACCCTGCAAAAAGAGTCAATGCTTTAAAGGTAGCAAACACTAATATAGAACTTTATGCGGTTTGTGAAGAAAATGTAGAATATATCCTACATAAAGCATATCACGATAAGCAAGTTTCTAGAGAATGGTTTAGGTTGAGCAACCTAGATGTAAATACAATTATTTCAAAGTATCATTTCCTAAAGAAGGAGGTAATATGAATGAAATCGTTTACAGAGGTGAAAGCAACCAACCTCTAACAAACAGCAAATTGGTTGCTGAGGTATTTGGCAAACCTCATAAGGTTGTTCTAGTAGCAATCAGAAACATTCTTGAAGGGAGTGCTCAAAATTGTGCCGTCCTCGAAATGTTCTCAGAATCAACCTATTTGAACGAGCAGAACAAAGAGCAACCTATGTTCATTATGAACCAAGATGGTTTCACTCTGCTGGCGATGGGATTCAATGGCAAGAAGGCGATGGAGTTCAAACTGAAATACATCGAAGCCTTCAACGCTATGAAGAGACAGATTGAGCAATCCAATCCATCCGTTCCTCAGAACTATCTCGAAGCTCTCAAATCTCTGGTCAAGGCTGAGGAGGAGAAACAGCAGCTAGCTTTAGAGAACAAGAAGCAGCAGGAACAAATACTCACTATCAGCAAGACGAACATGGAACTCGGCAACAAGATTACCGAAATGCTGCCTAAGGTTAGCTACTACGACAAAATCTTGCAGAGTAATGCCACCATGACTGTTACTCAGATTGCTCAGGACTACGGAATGAGTGCCATGAGGTTAAACAAGGAGTTGGAGTCTATGAGAATCCAACACAAGGTTAGAGGTCAATGGATATTGTTTGCCCAATTCCTCGAAGGTGGATATGTTCACAGCAGAGCAGTAGACATCATCCGCAAGGATGGTCAGCACGATGTGAAGTACAACACCGAGTGGACAACGAAAGGAAGAATCTTCCTATATGAATCACTCAAAGCGAAGGGCATTCTCCCCTTGATAGAGCAGGAGAATACTCCCAGCGATAAGAGCACTAGTAGAACAGAGCCAGCCAAGGCAGCTAGTGCCAGTCAACAAACAATCAAATTCAACTGATATGATAGACCCAGAGATTAAGGAGCAGCTAGACCGCATAGAGCAGTATTCGCTCATAGCTGCAAAGAATGTGCTCAACATTAATGAAGCTGCAATCATTCTTGGCATGACGGTTAGAGGAGTGAGAGAGAACGTCAGGAACCGCATCATTCCTTGCTATAAACCAAATGTCAACAGACTCTACTTCAAGAAGAGCGAGTTGGAAGAGTGGATGACTCAGAACCGCAGAAAGAGCATGGCAGAGTTGAAATCAGAGGCAGCAGCCTATTGTTTTACCCATTAAACAGATAAACTTATGATAGCAGATGTAATGTTGGTAGCCAGCGTAATAGCTTTCGCTGTTGCCGTTAAGGAAATCCACTCCTACTTCAAGGAGGTAGGCAAGTAAGATATATGGAGATTGAACCTCACAAGAATAGTTAAGTATTAAGTTATTAATGTGTTAAGTCTTATAATGGTTCTTATTCAGCAAAGAGCAGAGGTTTTTTGGAGTTTGCTACTCCCAGTCTCCACTATAACTTTGTCGTTATAATTTTACATGTTTTAAGTTTTTACCCAGCGCAAGTAACTCAGTTGGTAGAGTATGAAGGTTTATGAGCCTTCGATGTCGTGGGTTCGAGTCCCACCTTGCGCCCCATATCGCCCGATTCCAAGGCTTAGTATCGGATAGGATAAACCTTCCTAGAGAGGTACACGTACCCAAAAGGAGCATCATTAACCACAGATGGTGCTTAGACGTGGAAGTGGCAAGCGAGTACATACACCTGATAGGTGGAATTTGGAAAAACTTGGAGTTCACTTGTGAAGAAGCAGACCTGATGCCGTGACCCTTATATAATAAGGTAGCATCTAAAGGTAGGAGCGCACAACTACAAATCGGTTCTAATGCAGCCAGCAAGATTTCTTTTCATATTCGGTTTAATAGTTATAATTGGTTATTTTATAGAAATCAGATATATCACAATATGTGCGATTACTAGTGCTGGGAGTCCTAAGCCTCCATGAATGCAGAAGGGAACTAAGGGCGCACGGATGGATTAAAGCCTCGGAACGTGCGCCCTATTATAGAGTAGTTGTAAATTTTAATATATTTCACATTTTACATTAGCAATACTTATGATTGCGGTAGCGACCGCTCAGGTTAAACTAAAATAAAATTCATTCTCCCCACCATTCGTGAGAACCGTGGGGTTTTTAATTTGAACATTTCAAACCATACAATATGAGATATAAAGCAAACAGTTGTCACGATTGTATCTTCTTGACCATGTGTGATAATCCGAATAAGAACCCAGATGGTGGCTACAAATGCAGCCGATATGAATGGAAATATCAATAACAACTTAATACATATAAGATATGAAAGAACTTATCGCAATTCAGTCAGAACTGAAAGCCCCGAAGAGTCAGTTCAACAAATTCGGTGGCTACAAGTATCGCAAGGCTGAGGACATATTAGAAGCTGTCAAGCCTTTGCTCAACAAGCAGAAATGCACGCTAACCATTACAGATGATATTGTGATGGTAGGCAACCGCATTTATGTTAAGGCTACCGCCACTATCAAGAACGAGAAGGGCGAGTGCGAAACAACAACTGGTTGGGCTAGAGAAGAGGAAACCAAAAAGGGTATGGATGGCAGTCAGATTACTGGAGCATCATCCTCTTACGCTCGAAAGTATGCTCTCAACGGTCTCTTTGCCATTGATGATAATGCTGATTCTGATACCACCAACGATGGGCAGCATCAGGAAGCGCAGCAGCAAACACAGGCTCAGCATCCAACCGCTCAGGCAGCACAAGCCGTACAGCAGCCAGCAACACCCCAGTATCACACAAATGACTTGAACGAAGGATTGGCATACCTTAGCAGATGTGTCACGAAAGACAATCTGATATGGGTAGTTCAAACATACAAGCCGCTCACCGTCAACCCTCAGTTCATGCAAGCAGTATCAGCTAAGAAGAAAGAATTAGGATTACAATAATATGACAGAAACAACAAAGAAAATCAGCCTGAATGTGCCAAAGGTCACATTCATTGAGGAATCTCATCAGTACTTCATTGGCAAGAAGGAACTGAAAGGTGTAACAGGAACGCTCATAAAGAAAGCCTTCCCCGACACCTATAAGAATATTCCTGAATCGGTATTGATGAAGGCAGCAGAGCGAGGAGGTCTTATCCATAACACCTTTGAAACCTTCTGTTCTATCTTCGATGCAGACATCAAGCAGTACCCGAACCCTACAGAAGAGCTTCAAGCCTTCCATAGTATGTTAGTCGCATACGATTTACACTATGTAGCATCCGAGTATCTTGTTACAGATGGCGAGAACTTCGCATCTGCCATTGATGGAATCTTTGCCGATAAAGAAGGCAACATCTATCTGGTAGATTACAAGACCACCGCCACCCTCCACTACGACAATGTATCGCTCCAGCTATCCATCTATGCAAGATGGTTCGAGGAGCAGAATCCTGACTTGAAGGTGAAGGAGATTGTTTGTATGTGGTTCAAGAACGGACAGAGCAAGTTCCAGCCGCTACCTAGGGTATCAGATTATCAGATTGATGATTTAATCAACGCTTATCTCGCTGATGATACAGACTATCAGTATAAGGTGGAAGTTCCTGAGCAGTTCTCAGCACTAGAGCAGGAGTACAGATTGATAACCGCTCGTATGGATGCCCTGAAAATCAAGCAGGATGATTTGAAGGAGCAGATGATGAAGATGATGGAAGCCAACAAGCAGAAATCCATCAAGACCAACATCGGTTCTTACTCTTATGTGGCAGCTACCACCAAGAAAACCTTCGACACGAAGCTGTTCAAAGACACGGAGCCAGAACACTACGAGTACTATCTGAAAGAAACGACCACCAAGCCGTCAATAAGAATCAAACTTAATTAAGTATAGATATGAACGTAAAGTTTACAGGCAAGATTATTGCAGCAGGGCAAGTTCAAATGGGAACTTCCCAAAACGGAACCCAATGGAGTTCTTGTGAATACACTATCGAAGAGTTGAACGAGCAGTACCCTTCAAGAGCCGTTATCCAAGTTTATGGTTCAGACAAGATTCAGCAGTTCGGCATTCAGTTAGGAGAAATCATCACCGCCCACATCGGATTGAAGGCACGCCAGTCTAAGGAAGGACGTTGGTTCAATCAGTTGGATTGTTGGAAGGTGGAGCGACCAAATGACCAGCCGCAAGGTCAGGTTGTCCAGAGTCAGGTTGGCGCAGCACCTCAGCCAGTTTATGGGTATAATCCACAACAGCAGACAGCACCACAGAGTCAGACACAGCAGTTTCCCCCTCAGGTTAATGCAAGCGGTCAACCTATTCAGCAGAACGCTCAATATGCAGGTGGTCAGCAGCAGGGTCTTCCCTTCCCTGCCCCAAACCAATAATATATAAGGTATGGAAATTCATCTAGTAAGAACCTCCACTGGTCTTCGCCCCTACACGGATGATGATTACGAGGAAATGAAAAAGATAAAGGTTGGTTCCATCGTCAAGGCGAACATAGTTCGACCAAGGAACATTAAGTTTCACCGCAAGTTCTTCTCCCTTATCAGAGCAGCATGGGATTGTCTAACCGAGCAGCAGCGCACAAACCTACGTTCTATAGACACTTTCCGTGAGCAGCTTCTGATAACATCAGGATTCAGCGAACCGCTTTACGACCTCAACGGACAGAAGTTCTTGGAGCGAGCCAAGTCTATCTCATTCGCCAAGATGGATGAGCCAGCCTTTAATGAAGTATATAGTAGAGTCTTAGACACCATCCTCACGATACTCTATGCAGATGGTGTTACAGAAGATGGGTTTAATAACATTTTACAAAATTATAGTTGATATGACACGTAGAAACGACAAGCGAAACAACAGACGTAATCGTCAGCGCAACAACACCCCAGAGTTACCACCATTTGCACAGATGCTTTTCGGAGCAATCGTTGGCAAAGGTGTAGACATGATTGCCAAGAAGATGGCAGAGATTGCCGAGGAAGAGACTCCTGATATTCATGCAGAAGGCATCAGTAATCAGGACGTTACCAACATCAATAACGGAAAGGCAACCTTATCTAAGTTGCGCATTCCTGCTGATGGTTCGGCAGTAGAGTACCCAATCCCAGATAACCTCCAGTTCTTCTTCGATGAGGAAGGTAAGTTGATGGTTCGTCAGAAGATTGAAGGAGATAATAAAGCTACTGGTGCAGTAGAAGACGAGCCTTTCACTTACGATGATATTTGCAAGAAAATGTTCTTGGGGAAGCGTATATTCTTTATTAATGGTAAAGGTATAGAGTTCACAAAAGCACACGATGAGAACTATGATGATGTTGATAACAGTACTAGCTCTGCTCAGGCAAGACGAATGGCTGCATTCAACAAGTTGCAGAACATCGCCAAGTATCTCAATAATGGGTGGCAACCTAACTTCACAGATGCTAGACAAAATTGGTATATCTCCAAAAAACGAAATGGAGAATATAAAGCTATGTTCAGCTACTCAGATAATTTTGGAGTTGTTTTCTTTAAGAGTGAATGCCTTGTAAATGAAGCCATCCGTCTGATGGGTGAAGATTATCTCAACGACCTTTTCTCAACCGACTGGTAATGGCAAGCTACGCTGAAATCAAAGCTAAGCTAGAGCAGGAAGGCAAGAAGATACGCAAGCGAGCATCCTACGATGAGCACAACTTGCAAGCCGCAGAGGTCAGGTATATCCGTGGGGTATATCCTGACCTTGAAGGAGTCTTCTTTGCCGTTCCTAATGGTGGCAAGCGAACCTCCCGACAAGCTGCATGGCTCAAAGAAGAAGGTATGAAGGCAGGAGTATCTGATATGCTGCTCCTGAAGCGCACCTCCCAGTACGGTTTCCTCTGCATCGAAAACAAGACTCCCAAAGGTAGGCAGGAACCAGAACAGAAGGTATTCCAGTTTGAAGTGGAACGGCATGGTGGCAAGTACATCATTGTCCGCTCTATAGATGAATTTATCCAATCAATCGACAATTATTTAAATGGTGAACTATGACAGATGAAATCAAACAAGCCATCCAGCTTCTAGAAGAGAATGGCTACAAGATTACTGCTCCACCAAAGGAAGTCAAAGACGAATATACCTTTGAGCGAGCATGGAACCTCTACGAAAAGAAGGTAGGCTGCAAGGCTAAACTGGAAAAGAAGTGGAACTCTATGAGCCAGAAAGACCGCAAGGCAGCTATAGAGTATATTCCATTATATGTGATTGCAACCGAGGATAAAAAATATCGCAAGAACTTCCAAACCTTTCTCAACCAGCGAGGATGGGAAGACGAACTCATCGGAGCAACACCACCGCCAGCAGCCGTTAACGAGAACTCTTCCGAAATCAGCCGACTTATCGCAAAGACGAGGGCTGAGCAGAACGTAACAAATGCGGATAAGGACAACGTTTTCAAAACACGCATCATAGGTATGATAGAGCTTCTGCAAAAGAATCCTCATAGCCTATGCCGAAAGCAGTTGGAGATATATCGTGATAACGGAACAATGGAACGCTTGGGCATCCAATGGAATCCATAAACCACAAATCTGTTTACCAAAATGATAGCAATCAGTAAGTACAACAAGCAGCATCCTCTCAGAGTCTTTGAGGCATTCGCTGGCTATGGCAGTCAGAGCCTAGCCTTCAAGTACCTCAAAGATAAGCATCCTGAGTTCGACTTTAAGGTTGTGGGCTACTCAGAGATAGAACCATCAGCCATCCAAGCCTACGGACTTCTGCACGGAAGAGACATACCTAACTTCGGAGACGTGACAAGGATAGACTGGAATGAGGTTCCCGACTTCGACTTCATATCATGGTCTTCACCTTGCCAAGACTTCTCCAATGCAGGACTTCGCCAAGGAGCAGAGGAAGGCAGCGGCACACGCTCATCCCTTATCTTTCAGGAGAAGAGAATGCTGGCAGTCAAGAAACCGAAGTATGTGATGCTGGAGAATGTGAAAGGTCTACTCACAGAGAAGATGAGGAAGTACTTCTTCCAGTACCTCAAAGACCTCGACTCCTTCGGTTACACCTCCTTCTACAAGGTACTGGACGCAAAAGATTATGGTGTGCCTCAACATCGTGAACGTATCTTCGTTATCTCCATCCTCAGAACTGAGGACGAGCCGAACCCAGAGTATCACTTCCCTTCGCCTATCAAGTTAGAGTCAACAGTTGAGGACATCTTGGAAGACAACGTATCTCCTGAATATTTCCTATCCCAGCCCCTTCTAGAAAAGTATCTCACAAAAGCAGACATCAATGAATCAATTAAAAAACTCTACCCCGAAGATAGCGATACCGAAAACTGCTGATGGATGCTCTGTAGCAGTCACAGCCAGTTTCTCTATGATAAGTATCATGAACCTCATAGACACCGCTCATTATCCGAAAGGTGGAGTTTTAATCATCAGAAGAATCAAATAGTATGCGAGAAACGTGGAAAGAATGTGTCGGCTTCCCCAACTACCAAATTAGCAATCTAGGTAGAATCAGGAATAAAGACAAGATAATGAAACCGCACAACAGATGGGATGGATATTATCATATAGGTTTATGGGGAGAAGATGGCAAAAGGCACTACCCAGTAATACATAGACTGGTAGCCTTAGCATTCTTACCCAATCCTCAAAACCTTCCGCTTATCAACCATAAAGACGAAAATCGGCACAATAATAGGTTAGAGAACATTGAATGGTGTGACTCCTCTTATAATATAAGATATTCGTTGAGAAGGAGAAAGTATGGAAGGAAAAGGATAATAAAGCCCAATGAAGTCTTAATCATCAAAAGAGTAAGCTAATGTGCGACAAAATTATAAAGCTAGCAAACCTCCAAATCAAAGGCAGGATAGAGCAGCAGACCAGAGTCTATTCCACCAAGGGAATCTCCCCTACTCTCAATTCTGCTATGGGTCACGGAGGTAACTGCATCCCACTATTCTTAATCGTCAAAGAGATATGAAATTCGTAACCATAATGAACAAAGAAATCATTCACACCGCACCAAACGGAAAGAAATACTCCATCCAAATCAGGAAGTACACTCCAAGAGATTGTTTCCGACTGATGGGAGTTCACGAATCTGACATAGACAAACTCCTGAGCAAGGAGAAGTCTGGTCAACTCATTATCAGCAAGAGCAAACTCTATGCCCTAGCAGGAAATTCAATAGTAACCAACTGCCTGACCGCCATGTTCGAGGAACTGATATTCCCTTCAGGGAATCACTACCACGACAAGACTGGTCAGCTATCACTCTTCTAGCTTATGGATATTTTTGGATATATCAAGATAGGCAAGCGTATCAGCAAAGCGCATAAAGCCATGTTTACCCACAAGACCATGGTAATATGGTACAAAGGCAACCCAATCATCGGAACAATGCACGATGGATTGTGGTATCAACAAGACTTAAACGGAATGTGGGAACTATTAATGTTCCAGTCCGAAGTCACACACGTCTCATTTTTACCTTCGCCAAATGAAGACAGAGAAAGAAAAAATCCTAGCCATCATCGCTGAGATTCAGGCAGAGCGTGAAGCTGCCCACATCGTGCCGCCCCACGTCCTCACAGCCGAAATCATCAACCGAGGATTCCACCAGCCTTATCAAGCCCTCAACGAGTTGTGTGAAGAAGGTAAGATAGACTGGTGCCGCACCCTCAACGATATGGCATTCACTATCAGAAAATAATAAATCAAGAACAATATGGAAATTATAACGCAGAAAGAACTGGCATCCTTAGCAGAAGATGCTTTTAAGAATGCCGAAAAGCATGGTTTCTATACTGAGAGCACAGAAATAGAAACCGCATTGATGCTCATCATCACGGAAATGGCAGAAGCTGTTCAGGCAGACCGACACAATCGCCACGGAAGTATCGAAGACTATGAGAGCGAGATTCAGATGGGCAGAGATATTCCTACCGCCTACAAAAACGCTCTTGAAGGAACGGTTGAATCCGAGTTCGCCGATATTTCCATTCGTATCTTATCTCTCTTAGGATGGATGAACAGCAAAGAACCGATAATATTTAAAAGCGATTCTATCCTTGCTGAAAAATATGAAGTTGCCAAATTTCAATGTCGTGTTATAAACATAATCAATAATGGCAGTATCGCAAAAGATTTGTACCGACTCAACGGACACTTTAGTTGGTTTGTTGGTAATGAGTCTTGCTATTGGTTCGTATCAGATACCCTTCAGAATATACTCATGAGTGTATTCGCAATCGCCCACATTCACAATATCGACCAGATGGAGTACATCAAGTTGAAAATGAAGTATAACGAATCGCGTCCGTATCTTCACGGATGCAAATATTAGGAGGACAAAATTATGTTTGGAATAGAACAGATTTCAAGAAGGTGCTTAATGACTTTGAGTGATGGTAGCAAAATCCAAGCTACCATCTACATTCCAAAGCCCACCAAACCCATCTTCCCTGAGCAGATGGAACGCAATATCATCGAGAATTTTAACAAATCGCAACCTCTTGCAGTAAACAAGGTTGTTAAGTGTCACATCATGAGAAATTAAAGAGTATGGAAGATTTACCTATAGGCGCAGAAATCACCTTAAAGGTGGTTGAAAGCGAGGAAGCCGATTGTAGTGGTTGTTTCTTTGACGAGATTATAAGCTGTATCAATATAGACATGTGCAATCGAATCAAGTGCGCATCAAATGAGCGAAAAGACGGAAAGAATGTTCAATTCAAAAGAGTGAAATAATCATGATAGACGATAAGAAAATAGAAGCTGCCAAGGAAGAAATCTATGAAGATAGATTTCTGTTAAATGGCGAAGAGATAGTCTTCAACAATGATGAAAAGGAAGAAATGTTCTATGAGGGGGACATCAAAGAAGCTATTGGACTAGGTGCTAAGTGGGCTATCAATGAGTTCTTGAACGATTTGAATAAATTGCTTCATCCTGCTAGCGAAGTTCCTAGAAATGATAACGGAAAGATTCTCGCATTCTCAAAAGTGAATAGTAATATGAACGCTATGTTAAATGAAACTGCTTGCTACACATATCAAGGAAAGCAGGAAGTTAGAGTTAGAGAATATACTTTTACTGATTTGGCATTCGTGGAAGACTTACTTGATTTAATCAAGAAAGGAGGCAACCATGATTAAGCCAGTTACTATGTACTCTGTAGTTTGTGACAGATGCGGAAAGCCATTTATTGATGAATTTAATGGCATTGTGGCTTGGTTGGACGAAGGAACTGCAAAAGAGCAAGCAATGGAAAGCGAATGGGCAGAGATTGGCGATAAACACTACTGCCCAGAATGCTATGAGTTTGACGAAAAGTTGGATGAGTACGTTCCTAAAAAGAAAGGAGGAAGCAATGAAAGAGCTTAAAGATTTGGTTGCTGGTGATAAGGTTGTTGTTTACGACGAATGTAACAAAAGAAGAATTGCAATTGTTGAAAGAATAACAAAAACTTTGGTCGTTGTAAACAATATTAAATACCGAAAGTCTAACGGATTTGAATGCGGAGTATCTTATATCTTCTCTCGTAGAATTGAAATCCCTAAAGATGAGGAGCAGATAAAGGCAATAAAACTAGAATATCGTAAACGAATTATCATTCATAGAATACATAATCTCAATCTGAATGACTATCCGTTAGAAGTGTTGGAAAAAGTTTATATTGAATTAGGAGGAAATTAGTATGAAAGAACTTAAAGTTGGAGAAAGAGTAACCACTACTCTTGAAGTTGTCGAGCAAGGTGATTCATGTGAAGGTTGTTTTTTTGCTGACAAAGAAGGATGCCCTTATCAATGTTTTAAGGATATGCGTTCTGATGGTAAGGATGTAATTTTTAAAGAAGTTAAGTAAAGCATATGGATAAGTTAGAATACATTCCAGGAGATTTGGTAATGGTAAAGAAGTCAGCACTTCAATTTGCTAAAGATAAAATATTTAAAGTAATATCTTCATTGAGTGGTGGCTTTGTTAAGGTAGTCATGTTAAACGATAGTAGTACAACATACTCTATTAGTAATAATGCTATTCGTCCGATTCCTATCACTCCAGAGATTCTAGAGAAGAATGGATGGAAAAAACCTGATGGTTTTGATTCATATTGGCTTGATAAGATGGGATTGTTACAAGAGGGTGATACATGGCATTCTGCTTTAGGTAGTACAAAAATTGCTATCACTCTTGGTAATATTCTGTATGTTCATCAACTCCAGCACCTTATCTTCGGTTTAGGACTTAATTCAGAAATGGAGGTGTAGGTGTATGGAGGTAGTAAAAATAACTAAGAAAGTCTACAAAGCGGTAGGGTGTGAAAAAGGACACTTATTTGGAACGTTTGCTCATTTTAAAGAGTTGAGAGAGAGTTCTAATCTGTCAGTACAAAAGACTTGCTTTTGCTGTAGACACAAATTCCAACCAGAAGATTTTATTTCTTTAGCGTGTTTTGACAAAGGCATGGGAAACAAATTTCTTTGCCAAAAGTGTAAGGATATAGCATTAAAAGATTTAGGTGATAAAAATATTTTTTTACATTAGTTTATAACGCCTTCGGGCATAAATTTAAAAGATATGACAAAAGAAGAATTAGAAGCAAAGGTGCAAATACAGAAAGACATCATCAGTAAGGCAAAGAGTCAGATTTGTAAAGACGTGGAAAAGTATATTGAAAGTCTTCCATACAAAGTTGATGATAAGATAAGCTGTATTAGATGTGATGTTTGTTGGATTTCGAGCATCAGACCTAACGGAAGTACTGGACTTGTTGAGATAAGAGTAAACCCTGCTAAGAAGGATGGTACTCGTTCAAACAGAGAATTTGTACTAAACGGCTACAATAGAGAAAGTATCAAGAAGATTGATTAACCATCCTGCAAAGGATATAAATAAATAGTAATATGAAAAAGAAGAATTATAGCTTATGGAAAATAATATGTTTGAAGATATTGTTTCTGAAGGCAATATAGTTGTGATAAATAATTATTGGATTGTGTTATGCAAGTGCTGGAAGCCAGAGCATCACAATCTGTTCTGCTATCTTTATCTCAATAAGAATTATAAAGACTTGATGGTAGGCTCTCATTTCACAATGACCGAGGATAAAAAGAAATCTACTCGGTTGGCTACCAACGAGGAGCGTCTTATGCTTTTTGAAGAAATGTTCAAGTATGGAATTACTTTCGATAAGCACGAACATCGCTTGATTGGAAAGTTAGTTGGTGTATGAAGATTAGATTAGCTAAGAAGATAATGAAAGCAGACATTTATGCTGATTATCCAAGTAAGCATCCTTCACCTTACTGAAAAGCGAAGTTTAATGAAGCTTATAACGGATATGGTTGCTTTATGTTCTGTGATGATAGAATCAAGTGTAAATACCGCAACAAGTTCGACCATCGTATAAAAAAGGCAATTAATTTAACAATATAAGTAGTTATGGACAAAACAAAATTACATGCATCATTACTCTTCCTGATGCTAAAACTGGAAGAGGCAAAGAGTAACCCGATTGCTGAAAAGAACTTTATTCTCTCTTTGACGGAAGTGCTCAGATATTTCCGTGACAACGGAGAGTTGAAGAAAGCCTATGAAAGCCAAAAGGATTCATTGGCAGACATGGCTAATGGTTCTTGGGTGAAAGCACTAAAGGAATATGTTTCCTCCAAAAACCAAGAAGACGGAGTTGATGCAAAGTTACCTGATATAGATGAACTTATTAAGGAACTAGCTTCTGATGAGTTCATCGAAAAGAAAATCAAGGATATTCTTGGAGATAACAATGTGGACGGAAAGGAGGAATAGCTTATGGCTGAATTGTTATTTGACATTTTTCTTTTTTCTTGTACGACTGCTATAGGGTTTATAATAGGATATTATTCACGAAAGTAAAATAGATTATGAAAATAGAAATTAAAAGAGTAACAGACTGGCAGCGTGTTGTGGATGCTGCTCGGTTCACACAAGGCAAGGAACCGCTGGGACATGAGCCTAGCGATGAGTTCAAGAAACAGATGATTCTCAGCGAGCATTCTCCGCTCAGGGAATTGGAGTTCGATATTAAGATGTATGGTATACCATATTGGGTGAGTAACCATTTTGTTCGCCACGTTCATGCTCAGCCATTCGTTTCCACATCACGACCAGATATTACTGGCTCCAAGGTATCTCGTCACGATATGCGTCAGGATGATTTGGTTAACTTGCAGCTATCCCTCAACGCTCAGGAGATTATCAATATCTCGAAGTTGAGACTCTGCAACAAGGCATCCTACGAGACAAGAAAGATATGGATACAAGTGATTGAAGAGTTGAGGAAAATCGAACCACGTCTTGTTGCTGCTTGTGTCCCACAATGTATCTATAGAGGATTCTGTCCTGAACCAAAATCATGTGGAAAGACACAAACAAATGTTTTTCCTATTTATAGAGAAAACTACGAATATTCCTTTCTAATCGGTGAACGTATAAAATTAGACTATGAAATATCCAAAATTTAACGTCAATGAATTTGTCGGTGGGCACTTCGAGTACACCACTCCATGCCCATTCGGCATTCAAGGCAAGTACACCCATGAAATACTGATGGTAGGTAGCCTTGCTTGCCAGCGATGCGAGCACTTCCGAGGTATCAACAAAGAAGATGGTATCGTATCTTGTGGAATCGAATAGTTTTAAGAGTGCAGCCTATCTGCATTCTTCTTAATAATTAATCAAATTTTATATATGAATACAAAGAAAATTTCAATCATTCAGCGTATCAAGGAAAAGTTCCTTGGTAAGCAGTTCTTTATTGCAGTTATCGCTAACAAGGGAACCAGTTCCTACTTCGTCAACTCTACCATCTACCGCTCAGAGAAGGAGGTGAAGGCTTACAAGAAATACATAACCACAGACGAGCGTATGAAACAGAGCTTCGATTTCGTAGGCTATTATGGTTTCCGTTCAAAGTTCGACTTCCGCATTCCTCTTAGCGGAAAGCCAGTATCAGTAGAAGAGGCAAAGAAACTGGCAGAGAAGTAGTATGGGAAAATTGATAGACCTTACTGGACAGCGTTTCGGCAGATTACTCGTCTGCCGAAAATCTGACAAAGAGAACCACCAGCATGGTGCGTTCTGGATATGCAAGTGTGATTGTGGCAGGGGTTGTACGGTTCTAGGTTCTGCTCTTCGTGACGGACGAACCAAATCATGTGGCTGTTACCGCTCAGAGCGAGCATCTGCCATCATCAGCAAGTATGGCAACCGCAATGGCAGACCCAAGCGGAAAGAGAAAGTTAACGGATAATATCCATTTTATCACTTTTCATATTATATTTGCAACATGAAATTCAAGTATTTAATAGATAAAGTCAATGGTTTCAGACACCGCAACGATTTTGTGGTTCTGGACGGAAGAGCAAACTCGGTCACGCTCTCCAAGGGCATCTACGACCACATCATGCAGAAGGAACGTATAGACACTTCTATCTTCGTATTCAGGCTACCTGACCGAGGTACATACGGATTCTGTATGCGTGAGGACTTGGAAGAACTTCGCAAAGCCAACACCGCCTTCTCTCAGCTTCAATTCAATCAGAAGTATAAGAAGGTAGGTTTCCGAAGTGACTACCCTTCCATCACCGCCATCCTTGATGAGTATAACCTTCCTCTCAACAGAATGGTTCGCCTTACTTGCATCCCACGCAAGTCAGCCAAAGGAGAACCTTATTACGAAATCATGCGACCAAACTCAAATTTAAACACATGGCAACAAGACAAGAAGTAATACTCAAAGGGCTTACCCACTCTCCATCCGACTACGATTGTCAGGATGGGGAGTTGGCAACCTGCCTCAACCTCATCAACGAAGATGGGGCACTCCACCCTATTCACCAGCCAGTGGTGGTTGATGAGAATATCTACATTCCTGATGGAACCACCATCGAAATGGTTCACAAGGTTAGCTACGACAATGCCATCCATTCCCACTACATCATTCATGGCAACTCATGGTATTGGAAAGAGAAAGGTGGAAACGGAGAAGCCCACTCGATTACTGGAATGAGTTCTTTTCATGTGAATGCGGTTACAGCCGTAGGCAACATCCTATGCTTTGTCGGAGAGAGCAAGACCATATATGCGTACTGGAAGGATGGTCAATATGTACTGATGGACTTCTCCACTATTAAATATGCTGGTATCAGCGTAAGAGAAAACAGTAACAAGACATACGATGTAATCGAAACTAACGATACTGTTTCTGACATAGATGACCATGCAACAGACAAAGGTAATCATTACATCAAGTTCAAGGATAACATTGACGGAAATGCAGCCCACAAACTCTTCTTAGCCAAAGATGCCTACCTGAACAAGAAGATGGATGATGAATCTTTCAAGTATGTTCAGTTTGGTGTATTGGCATTGAAGCTGTATGATGGTAGCCACATTCTTGTCGGGAACCCTTTTACCATCACAAACGGTGAAGGTGTAGACAACAACATCAATCTTTGGTACGCATACCAAGGTGCTACATTTCAGGTAGAAGGACAAGGAGAGAAGTTCACTTCTACAGACAGAACTCATTATGCCGTACACCTTAAACAGAGCCTATTCAAGTACAAGTTAAAGATTGATTTCAGAGACATAAGCAAATACGAAGACATCATTGATGGTGTAGATGTTTTCGTCAGCAATAGCATATATCCGTATAAGACCAACGTAGAGCTCAACGAGGTACAGAAAAAAGCATATAATGACAACACAGACCAGTTTCTGCAAATTGAAACCGAAGAATACGGAACTTTGATTCTAAGAAATGTGTTTGGACTAGGTGCAAAGGAATGTCTCGGTCACTGGTCATACCCTGCTCTATCCAAGGATGAGTTCAACGAGAAAGTAAGCAATCTTACTTTCTACAAATCGGTCAGCTTCACCTACAACGATATTACCAAGCATAAGGAGAAATACTTGAAGAGAGTATTGGAGACGGAAGAATCGCTATCATTGGCATCTAGCTTCCGAGATTCTTTCGGGGCAAAGTGTGCCATCACATACAACAACCGTCTGCATCTGGCTAATGTCAGTACCACCAACCGCTCTACGGTAAACGGATATGTCTCCAATCAACTAGGGTATGCTAGGGTTATCACACACGTCAAATACAAGTACAATGGCAATACCTTGGAATCATACGGTGTAGACAGTCTGCAATTCCCTCTCGACCCAGTACTGGCTTTTCCAAGCGAAAATGTGATTTCTTACGAAGTATACGTCAACTACGGTGGTTCTTACTACCATAAGGAGGTCGAAATCTACGACAAGAACCAACTTGGTCTCTCATTCTATACCGAATATGATTCAGGCAAACTGCAATATATTAATTCAGATAAATTTGAGTCCATTTCGTCTTCCACTTGGAATCAGGTATTGGCAACAGCAACCTCCTTCCAGCCAGCCAACATATATTCTCCCTCCCTTGTAAAGGTGAGTGAAGCAGAGAACCCTCTTGTCTTTCCTGCAAAGAACAGCGTTCAGGTTGGTTCATCTGTAGTGAATGCGCTTGCAGCCAACACCCGACCTATCAGTGAAGGTCAGTTTGGAGATGCTCCTCTCTATGCTTTTACCGATGAAGGTGTATGGGTATTGATGCTGGGTAGTGAAGGAACCTATCAGGCTCGCCAACCAGCGCAGCGTGACATCTGTTCCAACCCGAAGGGCATCTTGCAGATTGATGATGCCGTTCTGTTCCCTACAGAGCGAGGAATCATGATGCAGCAAGGAAGGGAAGCTGTATGTATCACGGACGTATTGGACGATTATCCATTCGACTTCTTGCAGGTTTATTCCAACTCCACAAATGATAAGACCTACCCGAACAGATTGCTTGCGCTCGGAAATATCCCTGAGTCAGACGTGCAGTACGTGAGGTTCAGAACCTACCTACAGTCAGCAGATATGATTTACGACTATTACGATAGCCGTATCATTGTCTTCAACCCAAGCTACACCTATGCTTATGTGTATTCATTGAAAAGCAAGCTGTGGGGTACGATGCACAATGTATTCAGCAAGCGAGTAAATATCTATCCTGAGTCATACGCAATCAACGATAACGGAAGTATTGTTGATGTATATGTCAGGGAGCCAACGGAAGACGTGAGGTACTTTCTCTGTAGCCGACCGTTATCTCTCGGTCAGGAAGATGTACACAAGACCATGCTTGATTGTATAGCTAGGGGTAATATGAACGGTGTAGTGAATGGAAAATGCGGTATGGTACTATTTGGTAGCAACGAACTGAATAACTGGTACTTCATCGGTTCTTCTGCTATCAAATACCTCAGAGGGTTGGTTGGTTCACCATTCAAATATTTCAGAATCGTCATGATGGGATGTCTCAGAGTAAACGAGTCTATCAGCAGACTCTCTACCGACTTCCAGTCAAGATGGCAAAATAAACTCAGATAATTATGGCAGAAAAATTATTGAATTTCGATTATAGTAAGGCTACGTTTGGAGCATCCGTAGGATATATGGCTGGAAACATAATTAAGATTGCCACTTATGTCTCATTCGAGTCAGACACATATTTTGATGGTTTTATCTCTTTTGGAGATAACTATAAGTATGGTTTTATGAAAGACGGAAGATTCTATACCCAAGAAGGCATATATATTGCCCAACTCGGTATTGTTGATTCCACCATCACAAAGACAACTGGAACAAAACTCGTCAGAGAAACCTTTTCCGATGGAACATCAAACGCTCGCCCATTCCCTAGAAACGGAATAGAAACAACATCAGAAACAGGTGGAACAGAAGAAAGTGACAAAACAGAGGAAATCTTCTCCATCGCTACTCTACAGCCTAGAGAAGAAGTAGCCGCAAGTTGCTTGCAGTCTATGCTCCAGCAGTATGAAAATCCACTCAACATAGACAACACCAAGATTAAACAACTTGTAAGCAAGTCATTCTTGTTTGCTCAGGAGTTCATCAATCAGGCTGTTCTTTATCGTGAGAAGGAGACAACATCGGCAACCGTTGAGAACAACAAGTACGCATCAGTTGATTCTGATTCTCTCAGCAGCGACACCGATAAACTGCTCTACAACATAGCTACAGCTATCAACAACTTTATCGCTCAGGATAAGAATCAGTATGCCGACCAGCAGAAGAATGGTTTGAAGCTGGCTGCTACAGACGTAAATGTCAAGACCTTACCTGAGAGTATCAATATTAATGCTGCTGTTACTGGTTCGGTAACTACCAAGCAGGAGTCCACGTCTAGTGGAACATAAACTTAGATAAATATTTTTTTGCTATATAAAAAATAAAGGGAAGCAGTCCGTGATGGATAGCTTCCCTTGCTTTATCTTAGCCTTAAACGACTAATCATTTAAAATGGATGCAAAGCGATTCTTGCTCTAACAGCCGAGCGGTTGCTTGCATCCTTAATCTTCTGTTTTTTATCCTCAGCGAGTGCCCAGAATCTATCAGCACCATCAGGAAACACAATCATTAACCATTCATAAAGGCATTGGTTCACGATATAGTCATGCAAGTAGACGGTCATGGTATGTACACTTGTCTTAGAAAAACCTTGCGGCATCCTCATCGACAAGTAGTAGGCATCCTCATCGTTGGTAGGCGAACCTATACACTCTTCCCACTCGTTGGAATCAAAGCCGCCACCGAGCATTTCCACCTTGGTGAAACGGAAAAGCATTTCTCTGCAATCCTCTACTGCTGAGTCTAGAATCCTTGCTAACTTATCTCGGTTTCCTTCCTCTGATACGTCAAACACATTCTTTAATTGTTTTGCATCTATACCTTTCTGCTTGGAATAAGAATCAGCAAAAGAAAAAGCAGTATTCTTGATGTCATATACCAACTCATTCTTTTCCAACTCTATCATCACTTTATATCCTTTATTACAATACCTCATATCCTATCCTCCTATCTTGTTGGTCTTTTACGTGTATAAATGATTGCGTCAATCTTTAGCAGCAAAACGTTTGCCTTGGAGAGATAATCTTCCACCTTATCCTTATAGACTACTGAGCACCATTCTGCTACTATTTTGTTGACTATATAACTAAAAACCGTTGATTCTAAGGTCTTAAATAAACTCTCATTAAAAAGGCTGCTTACTCTCAGACCAAAGACCTCGTTGCTGCCTGAGTCACACTTCTGCCATCCAAGAATACTCTCCAAGGCTACGAAAACATCATCAATGGAATCTTCCCAAAAGCCTTCCAGCATTTCTCTATCAGCTTCCGTCACAAACACTTGGTCATACAGACTTTTTCCGTTTTTATCCAAGTTCTTTCCTCCTATGTAGGCAGTAGTCTTTGCCACCTCCTCATAGATGTCACTTTTCGTGATTGTCAATGTGAAATTTGCCATTCTTTATCTTTTTATAGAGTTTATAACCTAATACGATTAGCAGCATGCAGAGTGCTCCAAAAGACCATACTGCATACTTCAACTGAAACTGCTCCCACTTGGAGAGTTGTTTTTCTACTGGGTAGGGAACTGGGATGGAGTCTCTTTTCAGGAAGGAATCCACCTTCACCTTATACACATTTTTATAAATGCTCTTCTCATGCCATCGGTCAAGAAAGCAAGTATCTCCCTTCTGTCTGAAGAAGATTGAATCACGCACAAAAACGCTGTCAGAAGTACGCAGCGTATCGTGTTTTACTACGTCCCGACATATAACTTTTTCCATCGGGACGTATTTTGTCTTGCATCCCGACAGAAGAAAAGCCACCAGCAAGATACCAATCACGTAGAGTGCTACTTGCCAAAAATCAGTATCGTACCATTTTACTTTCATAGGCTAAACATTAAAGACCTTCTTTGCTCTTGTAAGAAACTTTCGTCTTGATTTCAAGCCGTTGGTTCCACCATTGATTGTCTTGGTAATAGCCACGAAACTATCACTATCAGCCAGTTTGTTCAGGTCATGTTTCCACCACCACCACATAGCACTCTTCGTTGCTCCTAGCGGAAGCTCCAGCAACTGAGGATTCTCCATGATGTCACCAGTGCAATACTTGCTGTTCTGATAAGCCTGATAGTTGGCTCTGCCAGTAATTTGAATCAATCCCCTACCCCGATACTTGTAGCCATCACCATCTTTAAGGTTGCCGAGCATGTTCTTCAACTTGCCCACATCATACCTATGGAAGTAGTCCTTGTTGCCGAGTTCCTTGGTGTATCTCAGCTCACCACTTTCATGTGCAATTTGAGCCAAGAAATGAGCCATTCGCTTAGGAGTATCAATATGGAACACCTCAGCATAGCCATTGATATAAGGAAGAAACGCATCCACCTTATCCTTGGCATTCGGCATAATAGCCAAAATCTGTTCTCTTGTTACCTTCATATTACTTGCCCTCCTTCACTTGTTTCAGCATACTTGCGAGTTCATCCTTCACCTTGCTCTCAAAGTTGCCTAGTTTTGTCTTGAAATAAACGTTTACCCCGAATATTGCTCCAGAGTAAACCAATGTCTGACTGACATACCACAGCACACCATCAGACACCACATAATTGTTGAGAAAGAATGATAGGAAGGTGAGCACAACACCACTCACTAGCATTCCTATAGCTGCACCATATTGCAATCCTTCACGTACATTTGGAGTCATATCTTATATTTATATATTATTAATAATATGCAAAGATAAGAAATGATTCCCAATTAGTTACTTTATCCGTTTATTGTGTGCCATATTTTGCTGGTAGGATGCAAGCAGTCAGGGTCTTGCAGATACTCGATAGCCATCAAAACCACCATTTCCTTCAACTCATCAGCATCTTTGCTATATCGCTCCAGCATCACATGATGGTCACTTCTCATCAGGTTCATAGTCACAGCCAAATCATGGATGGTATAGTCAGAAATATCATCCTGATGCTTGTCAAAGGCATCCTTTATCTCATCATCCGAGAAGAAAGGAGCCGTATGCTTGGTTCCGTCAGCATCCTCATACCACATCTTGCTGATAGCATCATCGGCAAAGTGTTTGTCAAAATGCTCTTCGCTCAACACACCATACACCATCGCACAAAGATGATGCTCCTCCACATCGCTCAACTTGCATGAGAGATACTTGCCGACTGCCTTAGCTATAGCCAACATCTGTTCAGGAGCCATTTCCTGCTGATACTTTTCTACGAAATCTACGAAATTCATACCTATACAAATTAAAAGTTTATGATGTTGCAAAGATACGAATATCTTAAACGCAGCACCATAAACTCGCAGATATTTCTGTAGCTATCTGAATATCAGACAAATACAGTTACGATAAAAACACCTCCTTTCTTTATTCGTCCTTAAATCTGGTTCTCTTCTCTCCACCCCTCGTCCAGATGTCGCTTTTCTTGCGTTTCGCCACCTTTCCGATAACGTCATTCTCGTAAAGTTCGGGCTTATTCTCCCTACCTTGGGTCTCTGAAGCAACTCCACCATTCGGGTTGCCACCTTGGCTGGCATCAGGTTTCCCATTGCCATACCATTCCTTGTCACTTGGTTTGTCTGCAATCATAACTATAAACTATTAACTATAAATTATAAACTAAGCAGCAAGCGGTGGGTTCTGTCCGTCAGGACTCACTCCCTGACCGCTCATCATCTGCTGCAACATCGCCTGAGCCTTCGGATTGCTCTGTGATGCCTGAGCAACTTGGGCTTGAAGCTGAGGAGAGAATCCTTGTGGAGTCTCACCATTCTGAATGGCTTGCTGGTTGGATGCAACCGATTGCAGCAACTCCTCTCCAAATGGGAAATCTCCTACTTGCAGCAACTGCTCCAGCGTGATAGCCTGATTCTGCCACAAGGTCATAAGGAACTCATTTGCCATCTGTCTGTATACAGGAGTAGCCGTACTTTCCGTGATGTTGATGTCAAACTCCACGTCTCGTATCTTCTTAGGGTCATAGCGCACAATCTGTCCTGCCCTACCAACGATATTGAAGTTGCGAGCCACATCATAGTACTGCTGCATATTCTTCACGGTCTTATATGCTCCATCAATGATAAACTGGCTGAAAGTCTCCAAAATATCAAGCAGCGACATGGTAGCATTCTGTGTCTGCTGGGCATAGAGCGAACCGCTCGTACCTGATACTCCTGGTTTACCTTGCAGCGCACCATTCACTCCCGATATATCCTCGAAGAACTTCAACTGATAGCTGAGCAAATCACCGATACCGATATTCGTAGAGTTGTTCGCCACTTGCTGAGGAACCTGACCACTCTTGTTTGGCTTGTATCTCACCACACCATTGAACCTACTCCACTCATCGCAGAAATCATCCCAACTCATATCATCAGGCAGACAATCCTCAGGACAGAGCAGCACACCCTTGGCACTCGCCCTCATGATGAAGTCATACATCGTGATAAGTCGGTTCACGTATCTCTGCTGGTCTATCACATCTTCCACGAAGCTGTGTATCTCACCATCAATGAACGGATAGAACTTAAAGCAGTACGGATGCTCACCATGAGCATAAGGGGTCTCGCCTTCTCTTAGAATATCACCAAAAGGAGAAAGGTAGTAGAAATGCCAGTAATCATCCATAAACCACTCGGCATCAATCAGAGGAATATCCTCTTCCAGCATGCCAGCAGCCATACCTCGCCTGATTCTGTCTCTGTTCTCTGCATCTACAATATCAGCCTTATCCTCAATATCAATCTTGAAATCATCGCCATTGTTGTAGTCGTGGCATCGGTATCTCGGTTTACTCTCCTTGCGCCAAACCTCAATCACTCGGCAGAGTGAAGGGTTGGAAGGATTCATAAAGTCGATAGTCTTAGGGTCGAACTCACCGAATCGCTGGGTGCAGTCTGCAATCACGAAATCTCGGTTAGCCGCCAACCGGTATATCTCCTTCAACTTACGAGCCTCAGCAGGAGACTTGGCAAACTCTCTCAGCACGTTGCCGATGGTAATGTCATGCACCTCACCCAAACAACTCACGTCCCAACCACGGAAATCCCTCATATTGTTGTCTATGAAGAAATTGTTCGGATTCACGTAGTCAGTCCAGCAATCCAACCTGCCTCTTCGCCATCCATACTTTTTCTTATAGATAGCAGCACCGCTTATCAGGAACTCTTCCATGGTTCGTGCATCCAGTTCCGTCTCTCGGTTCAGTTGTCGGTTACATTGCAGCACCACGCTCATGGTCTCACCATATCGTTTCTCATCCTTATCTCTGGCATTGCAGGTAGGTTCCTTGCTCTGGGAGCGATATACACCCAGCACATTCTTCACCAACCTACGGATAAGGTTGTTCTTCAATGGTTCGCTACCCTGCTCACGGATATAGTCTTCCTCCTTGATACGCTTTTTAAAGCCACACTTGTTTTTGAACTCAATGGTATCGCCCCATTGGTCTCCATAGCAGTATCGCTTGTTACGCAATCTTCGCTTTCGGAAGTTATCCATATTGTTATAGTATCGTTGAGCCTCCAGCAAGATTGAGAAGGCACGCTCGTATGGCTTGTCAAATCGGTTCTTGGATGCCTTCACGCTATCCAGTTCTTCCTTGTCAAGTACCCTACTCAACGATAGCAGTTTGGTTTCTTCTTTCTTCTTTGCCATAATTTATGATGTTGTAGGTTCAACAATATGTGCCAACTTTCTAGCCACTCCAAGGAATCCGCTTGCAGTATCGGTATCGCCAAGGCTGATACAAGTGAGATAGCCAGCCATGTATAAGATGGAATCTTTCAGGACGGAAGGCAGACTGATTTTCTGTTCGGTAGTGATAGATGGAACCTGAACGTAGATGAATGCCAATGTAGCATCCTGCTTTTTACTAGTATATAGTTCGATACTCTTGCCGTTAGCCGTATGCACGATAGCCGCAATCGGTCGCTCAGGATTTCCCCTAACTCCATATTTGCAGTTCTGATACTTGTAGGCATCATCACTCTCTGAAATGATTTCAGCAGGACGGTTCCAGCCTTCTGCCTTCACAGAAAGTATTCTCAGCATATCGGTAGGCAAGACCATCTTACCCACGTAATAGCCGTTGCTATCCGTCCACGTTACAGCATTCTTACACGAAGTACCTTCCACCTCAGGAGAATCCGAAAGAATGATTCTTGCTGCATCTACGATTTTACTCTCAATAAGTTCTGCTTGCGAGAGTGTATCAGAATCGCTAGGAGCCAGCAAACCAGCAGACTCTTGGTTTCTATCCAAGAGCACCTTCACCTCTTTCACTAAATCAGATACAGCATATTCTACCATTACTCTAAACCTTCTAGTTCAACACCATTTTCTTTAGCAATCGCCAAGATGTCTTCCTTGGTCTTCATCTTGGAACGGCTCACACCATAGGTCTCAGCCAGATAGTCCTTGGCATCCTCAACGTCTGTCACTACGTGGGTCTTCTTCTCGTCAGCCACTTTCTTCTTTGCCTTGGCAGCAGCCTTCTTCTTGGCTTCCGCAGCTTCCTTCTTCTCGTCAATACTCTCCACCAAGAAGAACTTGTCGTTGAACCAATAATGAGACTCGATAGCCTTCTGTACCTTCGGGTCTCTTGTCATATAGACACTACAGCCCATAGTCTTACCCTCAAAGACGATACGCATTCGCTCATCACCTACCATAACGCTGAATGCCAAATCAGTACCAGCTTGATATTTATTAAACATGATTATACCTTATTATATATGTGTTACTAAAAAAGGGATGGGGCTAGTGCCCACACCCCTCACTATTTGATGAATAAATTTGCAATTCTACCTGCTTTTTAGGCAGCAGCCTTGGTCTCGCCAGTTTCAGAAGTGCCCTCTGTTGCAGGAACCGCAGCAAGGCGCATACGAGCGTGTGCCTTAGGGTACTTCAAGTACAGACAAGCTACTTCCTGAATAACTACTGCATCGGTGTTACGGATGCCAGCCTTCTTCAAGTCGAGCACGTTTCGAGTCCAAGACAAATGTACTCGCTTAACCAAGAACTCAGGGTCAAGAGCAAAGCCGCAGTCACTCATGCCGAAGAGGTCGAACAACTCTGAGTGAATCATCAGCACCTCACCGAAGTCGGTTTCCCAACTCTTGAACTTCAATTTCCAAATATCAACGGTGTCTTTCAAACGGAACTTGTCGGAATCAATCTTGCTGAATGCACTCACGAAGTCAGAGCCAGCGATAATTACCTTGCGTTTATTGCCGATACCAGTACCAACAAACAAGTCCTTGGAAATGTCAACCAACTCCAAGTCGGTAATCACTCGCTCATTCTTGTTATAGCCCTTCTTAATATCGTCAGCAGTAGCAACATGACCTACCTCAATATCCTTACCAGCCATCCACCAGATACCCTTAGTAAACCACTGGGCAGAACCATCCTTAATTTCGTGCTTGATACAAGCCATATCACCGAAGAGATAAGTACCCTCCATGGCAAGACGCATATCATAGATGCTATCCTCCTCAATGTCTGAGAAATCCCAATCCACTCGCTTAGCAGCAATCTTGTCGAAGGTAGTCTGCTCGACCTGAATCATGAAGTTCTGACAATACTGAACCTCATTAGAAGGAAGGTTGTTGAAACGACCCGTCTGAACGTCCATTTCGCCACAACTCTTTGCCATACGGATAAGTTTCTGCCCCTTCTGTAAGACTGGAATACCGATAGCCTGCTTATTGACCAACTTACCATTTACAGCATACACAATCGGATAACCTTCTGTGTCCTTACCGCAAACGCAGAGTTCCAAATCAGGAGTAAGAGCATCAGTAATGGTAGAATATGCAACACCCATATAGTTGGTAATCGCCTTCACACCTACAACTCGGATGGTATCATCCAGCGTAAACATGGTAGGGTCTTCTACCTTCAATACCATAGATGTACCAGTACTCTCCTCCGTTGTTTCCTTCACGGTAGTCTTGATAGGACGTGTACCGATACTCCAATACTCAACTACAAACGAGTCGGCAGACTTGGTTGTCGCATAGCGCGAAATCTGGTCAACTGGAGTAGCCATCGGGCGAATCTTGGTAATCTTCTCATCAATGTCGTTCATATAATACTCCGTGCCGTTCTCGTTAAAGTGCTCACGTCCCTGAGTCTCACTCGCAATACCTTCACTCTGACGTCCAGCACCACCATTGCCAGCCTGACTAGCAGCAGGAGCACCACCAGCCTCAGCAGCAGAACCACTCTCAGTACTACCGCCATCAGGCAGATTTGCCGCCTCAGCCATGATAACCTGACCATTCACTCCAAAAATAACTGCCATTACCATAATAAAGATGGAAAACAGCCGATTAAATGTACTTTTCTTCATTGTTATTCTGAATATTAATTAAACATTATATATTATCTTTTTACCTTATCGAATTATCGAATGTGTGTTCTCTTCTCGTTGCCACGCTCATAGATATTACCCCTTCGTGATGCCCTGTCAACTGCACCAAGGTCAGGCTGGTTATCTGTTGGCTTGGTCTCTGCATTGGCAGAATCAAGGTCAGCAATACCATCACCCTTCTTTCTCAGTTCAAGGTTCTTGACGTGCTTGCTGTTCTTGCCACGAACCTCACCTTCATGGGCAGCATCAGCCACATCAGTATCATGGTTCTTAGCCTTGATGAAAGCAGTAATCATTTCCTCTGTAAACTTGCCAGTCACCACATTGCGCATTGTCTGAAAGCACTGGTCGATAGCATCGTTCACAGCTTCCTCTCCATACTTCTCTTCCAACTTGTCGAACACCTCATAACTGGAAGGCATGTTCTTGTCATACTCCTCCTGCAATTTCTTGCCGTTGGCAGCATTCTGCAAGAACTCAGACTGAGCCGATGCAATCTCATCCGCATTGTCAGGGTCTGAATAGTAATCAATGGCATCCTCGCCATGAGTACGAATCAACTCAGCGTAAGGACTCTTGCCAGCCTTCATCGCTTGAAGGAAGGTAGCCGCCTCAGGGTCACTACCCAGCCAATCGCCCATCGCCTTTTCATTATCCTTATAACCCTGCAAAGCCTTCTGGTCAGCATCATAATCATCGTTGATGGCTCCATACATAGCTTCATCATCCGCATACTCCGTATCAGGGTGGCGGGTCTTCAAACGCTCCAAAGCCAAGTCTCTCTTGGTCTTGGTGTCTTGCTGTTTTGCAGCACCAGCATTCTGCTCAATATTTGTATTATCGTCCATATATATATGTGTATATTTATAAATCAATGCCCAAAATTAATGCTTTTTTCCGATTTTCATCTTTTATCCGTTAATTTAGTCTAATCGGATGCGACTAATTCAATACTTTTTTGTATATTTGCAGGGTCAGATATGAAATATAAGGATTCACGATGCTATTTTATAGAGGAACGTGATGCTGATTTATTGAGGGCTTACAAAGAAATTATTAATGTAAGAGACAATATCAGACTCTCAGAGATTGAGGAAAAGCTATCCCAATCTCCGAGCAGAAGATTTTGGGTTTCAGAAGACCGTGCTTATATAGTCATATTAGACTTACTGAAAGGAAAACCTCTTGATAATATGATACCTACCCGAAAGGAAATGTATCAGGAGATTTTCAGACGATTCCAGATTCATAAGAATAATGAGCCATATCTCAGTAATATGGATATTATCAAACGTGTATGTGCTGAAAAAGCACCCAGTTTCTATTTGACTCCTCAAAGCATACACGTAATTCTTAGCAGGGTGAGAAAGGAGGAGAAGCAAAGATGCTACGAGATACGAAAGAGAAGATTGCGCTTTATGCTGGGTACATTATAATAATGTGTATCACTTTTCTTGGATATGATGGCATGGGTCTCTTTGACGATTGTTCTATTCAGAACCGACTAAGCTACCCTTTCTTTCATCAGAACATCTTTCATGCTGCCATCAACCTTTATGTTTTCCATCAATGCTACCGAGCCATCCCTTGTGGCATCGGTCACTTGGTGGCATTCTATCTTATAGCCATCAGCTATCCCTTCACCTCATCCCTACCAATCATCGGTCTAAGCGGCTTTATCTATGCTTACATGGGCTTTATCGCCCCATACGTGGAGAATAAGGTAAGATACAATCTCACCATTCTCCTATATATCTGTGTCGGAATCTTCTTCCCTTGCATGGCAGTTGGAGTCCACATCTATTGCTATGTACTTGGTCTGTTGTGGGGATATTTAAATGCACCGCTATGCCAAGACAAGTAACCGCCAAACTGACTGATGCACTCGATAAACACGTATTGGGCATCCTGAAGGAGAACGAGAAACGCATCAAGGAAATCAACACACCATTCAATCCTATCAAGGGTGAAGGTTGTGGAGATAAGCGATTCCTGCTCTTCCTTCCTGATTTCCCGATTCAGAGACAGCAGCTTCCAGTTTCCATGAAAAAGATTCCGCTCGTCAAGATGCTCATCGAGTTTGGTAGTTGCAAGGCAGTAATCGAGGAACTGCACAAGGATATAGACGAACCATACGACCTAGAAGAAGAGATTGAGCAACTGGTTGAGCAGTTCACTCGCATCAGGATGAAACACGACCCTTTCTTCTTCTTTGCCACGTTCATCTATATCAAACCGAAAGGTGGAGGTCTCCCCTTCCGTTTTGTGCTCAGAAGACCGCAGCGCAGACTGCTCAGGTGGCTGGAGGAGCGAAGAAAGAAGAATCGCCCTATCCGTCTCATTCTGCTGAAAGCCCGACAATGGGGAGGTTCTACGGTTATCCAGATGTACTTCCTCTGGCTGCAACTCATGTGGCAGAAGGGTCTCAACTCGCTCATCGTGGCTCAGGTGAAGGACACGGCAGAGACCATCCGAGGAATGTTCGAGGAAGCTCTGAAAAACTTTCCTACCAAGTTCCTCTACGAAATGGGAGAAGCATTCTCTGAGAACGAACCGAAGTTTGTTGGTGTGGGAACATCAGGAAACGTAAAGAAAGTTCCTCAGCGATTCTGCAAGATTAAGGTGGGTTCCATGGAACGACCACTATCTGCCAATGGTGAAGACTACAACTTGGTTCACCTTTCCGAGGTGGGTTTGTGGAAAAAGACGGATGGAAAATCTCCTGAGGAGGTAGTACAGAATGCTACCAATGGTATCTTGTATCGACCATACACGATGATTGCCTATGAATCCACCGCCAATGGTACTGGCAACTTCTTCCACAAGGAGTGGCTTGCAGCAGTCAAGGGAGAATCTCAGTTTGAGCCGTTCTTTGTTCCTTGGTACGAGATATACGATATGTATCATCTTGAATTTGAAAGCAAGAAACAGAAAGTAGAGTTTGCCAAATGGCTATACGAGAACCGCAACAATACCAACACGATGTCCGACCGAGAGGAGCCATGTACCTATCTTTGGAAGTTATGGACACTGGGTGCTCCACTCGAAGCTATCAACTGGTATATTGCCGAGCGCAAAAAGTTCACCGACCATGCCGATATGGCTGCTGGCTACCCTACCGATGATATTGAGGCATTCAAGCACTCAGGAGCCAAGGTCTTTGCAGAAGACAAGGTTGACAAGTTCCGCAAGGGATGCCGAGCACCTAAGTTCATCGGTGATGTTTATGGTGATGGCTACAAGGGCAAGAAGTGTATGCAGAATGTCCGATTCTGTGAAGACAAGCAGGGGCAGTTGTGGATATGGAGCAAGCCTGAGACCTTTGATGATTGCAAGGTGATAAACCGCTATCTGGTTGTAGTGGATATTGGTGGACGTAGCAAGAATGCCGACTGGTCTGTTATCTGTGTCTTCGACCGCTATTGGATGATGGAAGGTGGCAAGCCGTATGTGGTAGCCCAATGGTATGGGCATATTGATATGGACTTGCTGGCATGGAAGGCGGCTCAGATAGCCAAATACTACAACGATGCTCTGTTGGTGATTGAATCCAACACCTTAGAGACGAAAGACAAGGAGCACATCCTGGAAGGTGGTGACCAGTCTGAGTTCATCCTGAATCAAATCAAGGACGTATACGACAACCTCTATGCACGCAAGCAGAGTGAATCAGACATCAAGAATAAGGTTCCAGTGAAGTACGGATTCCATACCAACGTGGCAACCAAGCCAATGGTTATCTCAGTATTGGTTCAGGTTATCCGTGAACAACTCTATGTAGAGCGAGACGATAGATGCTTAGATGAATATCTCACATACGAGAAGAACGGAACCGTATACGAGGCAGCAGACGGAAAGCACGATGATTTGCTCATGACCAGAGCCATCGGACTCCACATCTGTTTCAACGAAATGGAAATGCCTAAGATGATACAGATTCAGGCAAGAGTAATGAGAAGAAAGGTTTCTGTTTCGGCAGCAACCATCATATAGTTTCAAACAATTAATAATTACGATTATGAAAGTAACAAAGATTTTCAAGCGCATCAAGTGCGAAATCATGTACCGCCAAGCTACGGCTAAGGCAGACTACGCATCCAAGAAGAACAATGGTGAAATCTTCTACGTTCTTCCTACGCAGAAGGGCAACCTCATGATTATGAATCGCTCACTCTTCGAGGCATTCAAGAAAACCAAACTGGTAGACAACGACATAAAGGTCAGAGACCTCTTCAAGGATTGTGTCTACCATACCAACTGCAAGAGTGAGAAGGGAAAGCGCAGCCGCAAGCGCAAATTTCTCAGATGGAAGGGATTAATCTAAAATTTTTCTGCCCTAAATAAACGGATAAAAGATAGGTGGAGAAAATTCTGCCTATCTTTGTCTATTATTAATAATGTATACGTATATGGATATTTATAAGATTGTTAAAGGCAACAGCTTCGACCTTTTCATCAAGCTTCAGAAAGCCTACATCAGCAAGAATAAGCAGATGTTGGAAGATGTTGACGTGGCTGCCATCAGTAATCTAGAAGTACATCTTACTGATGCCTTTGGAGAGTGTGTAGCAAAAATGCCTTTTGTTCAGAGCGGAACAAATAATAGTGAAGTAGAACCGAGTGACATTTGTGTCAAGTTTCCACCATTTCTAGAGGAAGGACTATATGGCATTACCATTCGTGGCAAATACAACGGAAACGACATCTGTAGCATTGAGCACCGCCTTTTCCGTATCGTGGAACGAAATGGCAAGTCTCATATTCCTCTCGGCATCGTAGAGGGTGAAATGGGAGGTATGTACAATGCGAAGTACTGGATAGAACTGAACAATCAGAATGATGCTGATGTGGACGATACAAATGTATATCTGGAATCTTCACCTTCTGTTATAGCTTATGATGGAACAGAACACACCATTAAACTCTCATGGCAAATTAGGAAGAATGGTATTGATACTATTCCCGACAATATTAAGATTATTGACGGAAGTAATGTCATTGATCCTAAGACAACTGATACGTCAGTCAATGTTTCACGTTCACAAGTAGGTTCATACGCTTTCCATATCATAGTTACATTGAACGGAAAAATATATAAAGCAACTGCTTTTGTTACAATCGGTGCAAAGACTATGTATGGTGCATCATCTTTATCAGATGCAAACGAATTAGACCTATCTGTACTGAACGGAAGTAATACTTCTTTGGTCAATCAGACGATAACGGTTACTACAACAGATGAAAACGATGTAGTTTGGTTTATTTCAGACACTCCATTACAATTCATTCAGGGAAACATCGAAGCCGATTTCCACGAAACGATTATTGGTGCATTATATTATTATAATTCAGACCCACTTATTGCTGGTGACAATACTTATACAATAAAAGCAAAATAAATATGGTAAAATTAGGTAGTACGCTAGAATCTTCAAGAAAAGACAAAAGGCTAGCAAATTCAGATAATATATATGACAAGAGACTAGGCAAAATGCAGGAGGAAATCAACCAAGAGGTTTCTTCTCTATCTCCCGTTGACGAAGAAGACCTTACTAGGTCATTCGATGATAACGGACGTTCTGTAACCAAATTTGCCGACCGTTCCTATTCCCCTCATAATTTCAGCGGCAAGGGCTATAAGATTCTTCGTAAGAATATCAAGCCAGTCTCTCTTGCCACAAAAAAAATAATAGTATCATCTGTCCCTACGTCAGATGGTTATCTGGCATTCATCATTAATGGTGTAGAAAGTCACGTTGATGTAGTAGCATCCACTGATACAACAACAGACAAAGTAGCAGAGAAAATAGCTACCAAGTTCAAAGATACAATGTCTGAGTATGATGTATCGAAAAGCGCATCAACCATCACCCTTACCCGAAAATTTGATGGAATAGTCTCTACACCATCATCATTCAGCGCAGTCGGCACTGGTACATCATGTAGTGTCAAAGATAGTAGCAAGACTGAGCTTCGAAACATTCTTACTCAAGATATGATTAATCTGCCTAATACTATCTATGAGGTAAGATATGACTTTGACCTTAATGGAGAGGCCATAGAAATGCAAGAGGGATGCACATTGAAGTTTGAGGGAGGTATGTTGAAAAATGGAACAATTACTTTCAATGATACCAAGATTATTAATAATCTATTTACTCACATAGATTCTAGTCTATCTTATAACGTGAAATTTAAAAATGACAAATCAGAGATTTGTGTTGACGATTTTGGTGCAGACCCTAATTGTATAAAGCTGTCAACAGAGGCTATCAATAAAGCCATCCAATATTGTTCCTACAATAAGATAACTAGACCAATCCAATTCTATGGTAAGTATCTTATTGATGATGCAATAATGCTTGAATCTAATATAACTCTTAGTGGTAATAATAGTGAATTATATTGGAATAAGTTGAAAGGGACGAAGGTATTTGGTACAGACTTATTTGATAAAGACGGATATAAAAATATAACTATTAAAGGCTTTAAAGTAGATTGTGACAATGCTTGGACATACATCTATGAAGATGGAAAAGATAAGAGCGTACCACGAGGGGTATTTGCTTTATCAAATATAGATGGATTAAAAATCTTAGATTGTAAGAGAACTTATCCATCTTCAATTCAGCCAGTTTGGTTATTCGATTGCTCAAATGTCATAATTGAAGGCTGTCAATTTATAAGAACTCTTACAGCGGAACAAGCTCCAGGTGAATCAAATGGTATTTGGGTTTCCAATGGTAACAAAGCAATCGAAAACATAGAAATTAGAAATTGCTACATAAAAGGTTATCGAGATGGTTGTATTGAGATGTATATGATGAGAGGAATAACGGATGATTGGAGTACAACAGATTTTTCTCCTGTGAAAAACGTAAATATACATGATAATCATTTGATTGGTGGAAGTTATGCAATAACTATGGGTATCGCTGGACTTAATAATGATGGAAGTTTAAAAAGTTATATTGAAAACACTATTGTTTCTAACAATATAATTGAAGACTCTAGTATTATTTACAGAATTAATTGTAAAGGAAGCCATATAGTAAAAAATAACACATTTATTTATAATACTAATAGTTCATCACCTATTTTTGCTATTAATTTCGACCATTACGAAGGAAGCAGATTAGGTACTGTATTGATTTCTGGAAATCATGGATATGGAGAATGTGTAAACGGGGCAATGAATATTGGCAAATGTAACAAATTAATTGTTTGTGACAATACTTTTAATAATAGATATTTGTCACCAAATTCAGCTGTTGAACTAAGAGGACCAGTAGCCTTTGGTGCTTATTTTACAAATAATTATTTTAAAGGAAATACTGTGTTCAATCTTCTGAACTCCATAGCAAAAACACCGATTCTGTTAATTAATAATTATCTTGCAGGATTTCAATGTATTTCTCTACAAGACATAGGAAATCCGTATATTCTTAAACTATTCAACAATTATATAGATTGTGAATTAGTTGTTACGAAAAGCAGTAGTACTAGCATAGATACATCTAGTGTGTTCTCCAACAACTTGATTGGTGCTGGTTTTGAAAATACTTGGAATACTTCTATGTTCTCTATTGAAGGAGCAGGAGTAAATCAAGTTATCACGAAATCAGGTTCTTCTTATATGACAAACGGAAACAAGCCTGATAAAATTTATGAAGGCTATGGTTTTGTAATAGCTAATCAAAACGGATATGGAGGTTTTGTCTTAGGTACTTCTCAAAATTTGCCTATGATAATCAACAAAGGTGCAGCTCTTACTTTGCGTGGTACAAATCTTCCGTCTGAAGGCTTAGGTACAAAAGTAAGAATGCTTGGCAATATTGAAAGTGCTCCAACAGATGTCCTAAAGGAAGAGAATAAGGGATATATTTACTACGATACTAACAAAAAGTGCACTATTGAATGGGATGGAAACAAATGGGTTCCAGTGGATAATAAAACAGGTACAACGGAAGAACGTCCAACATTCAATACAACTGAAGCGACAATATATAAGGGAATGCAGTATTATGACAGAACTTTGAATAGACCTATTTGGTGGAATGGTTCTTCTTGGGTTGACAAAGATGGAAATCCTGCTGATGCAAAGAAACAAGGTACAACCGAACAAAGACCATCAAGTGTACAGATAGGTTATATTTACAAAGATACAACTTTAGGAAAGTTGATTCTTTGGAATGGTACAGCTTGGGTAAACTTGGATGGTACAGAATTAGCAAATCAAACTTCAAATGAGCAGGGTAGATAATATAAAGAAGAAGGGTGAGTCGAAAGATTCACCCTTTTCTTTTCCAGTAAGCCTGCACCCCATAAATATTATCAATACACCTTAAAGAACCTCTCACAAAGACTCCCCATAATGTAGCATGGTTCCTCGCCCAACATATCTATTCCATCCTGCTCACAGATATGCGCTACAACATGAAGAAGCTCATGACCGATGGTGTTGATGATGCTGCCATCTGATTTACATTTTCCAATGGCAAGCACACTCCTTCTTTCTGATAGGTTGGAATAGGTAAGACCTCTGTCTGCACTCTGCTTAGTCAAATGTTCGTAGGCTTCCGATAACGGATTTCCATTGCAGCCAATATCCGAAAGAGCATGGCATATCTCATCGGCATCAGGCGGCTGATAACCTATGAAACATACTATGCTCCAATCGTACTTCGGAAGTTGTATTACCCTTCTTATCATAGCACATCTTCCCAAGGGATAGGCACACCATTATGGCAGCAGTCGGCATAGAATCGGTTGAAGATGAAACCATCCTTCTGGTCGGCATCATCCACCATATCCTTGATAAACTGGGCTAGCTGCTCCTCATCCTTGATGGAAGACTTGTAGAAGTCTGCCCTCGCCATATTCGCCACATATACATGGTCGTAGCCTATCTTATTCTTCACCTCGATTCCCTGACCGAGCAGAAGGGAATCCACCTTCTCCTTATCCCAAAACGAGACACTTACATCACGCTTGGAGGAAGGGTCATACTTGTACATCAGGCTCACCGCCCACTCGCACATCTTCTTGCTGAAATGATAGCCATTGTATCTGAGATAAGAAACCATTCCCTCTGGTTTGAGGTCATACATATCCAATGGCATTCTGCATTTTCCCATATTGCTGAATATTAAAGGGAGTCTGGTCACGACATAAATGTCGCTACCAAAACTCCCAAGTTAAACACTAGCGACCGCCACCATTGTAGCCGCCACCACCTCTTTCACCATAGCGGTTCGGGTAGTTC